CTGTGGGTGAAAAGACACCAAGACTTGGCCGCTACGACGTGCCCCGGGACTTGGCTCTCCGACTGGACGACTACTGGCGCTCACCCTGTACCCCCGTCCGGTGGCGTGACCCCACCCGTGGACTGGGGAGAGTTGATCCGGTACTTCGTGCTGGTGGGGACTCAGGTGGGGAAGACGCCCCTGAAGAGGGGGGCGCGAGGTTCGGTCGTCACGCTCGTTCAGAACGTGCTGACGGATAAAGGCTTCAACCCGGGGCCGGTTGACGGTGTGTTCGGGTGGAAGACGAAGCGCGCTGTGCGTGATTTTCAGCGCAGCCGTGGGTTTCTGAAGGTAAACGGAGTGGTTGCCAAGACGACTTGGGACGCTCTGTTCTTAGGGTAGGAGGTACATTCCATGCCAAAAGGTAAAGGTTACGGGACGTTTGAGAAGACGTTCGGCAGCCAAGACGACCAACTGTACGATTCCACGTCGTCTTTCAACATGTGGGACATGTCGCAGATGGCGAAGAAAGCCGCGTCGTATCTGCGTAGGACGGGATTGGGGAACGCCAACAGTGGCGGTCGCCCCTTCGGGAAGTAGGAGCCATGCGGAAACTGGACGGCACATTTATGAAGTTGGTCGATGCGGGCCGGGTGCTGGTTACCAGCGTCAAGCGTGGTTCGACATTCCACCCTCCGGCGGGACAGTCCACGTCGGCCGCTAAGTCCGCCTTGTGGCGGGACTGAGTATGGGTAAGGGCCGGAAACGACCCCGCCCCCGCTACTGACATGCCGCTGAAGCGCGGCAAATCCAATAAGGTCGTGGGTCAGAACATCGGCAAGTTGATTGCTGAGGGTCGCCCACAGAAACAGGCAGCAGCCATCGCCTTGAAGAAGGCTGGGCGCGCCAAGGAGAAACAACCATGAATCCACATCTAGTAGACAAACTTGAACGGCTGGTCGCTACCGCGGTCCAAGCGTTCCTATCCGTGTTCATCCTCTGTGATATAGCAACCACGGAAGCGGCTTTAGTCGCTGCTGGTGCTGCATCGTTGGCGTTGGTGAAGGCGTGGGCTAAGGAAGTATTGGATCGTCGGGCCGCGTAATGCCCGGGGACGAATGGGATGCGTTCCTGGCCGAACACGGGGAGGACATCAACACAGCGGTGGCGGAATCGTTCGCCAAGAACGCGCACCTATTCGACATAGACGACGGCACCCACGCCGCGTGGCATGGGGACCGGTTGGGCATCCTGCTGGTGCTGACTGAGGAAGAGGTGGAAACGCTGGCTTCCGAAGAGTGGCGCTTGAAGGAGGGGTTCGCTACGTGGCCTGCGTTCCGAGAGTTCTTGGGCCGTCTGGTGGAGGACTTGACGAGCCGCGCCCTTGAAAGCCGGTTCAGCCCGGAGGAGTAGGTAACTCCCAGCCCAGCGCGTCGGCGAACAGTTGCTTCGCTTCGTCACGCCGTCGCGCCACGGTGGTCTTCGGTATGCCGGTGTGTCGCTCCACTTCGCGGAGCGACATGCCCTGTGCGTGAACCAGCGTGATTACCTCAGCGTGTTGGGGTGAGAGGCACGCTAAGGCTGCCGCTACCATCTCAGTGGTGGCGTTCCGACGCAGATCGCCGTATTCGGCGTAGTTCTGTGTTTCCTCCGCTGTGGGATGGGGCTGTGTGCCGGGTGCGGCACGCAGCAGCGCGTCCATCTCGTTGATGGGAAGGTTGCTTTGGGTTAGCGGGGATGGTCCTTCGCCGGGGTCTTGCAAACGCCAGTTGGAAGGGTCAACCGGTATCACTCTCCGAGCCATTGTTCTCCACCGAGTAAGCGTTCGGTAACGCTTGCCTGAAATAATCCATCGGTGGAGATAGGAACTCCTCAGCGATGACCCGCGTGTTCTCCTTGTCATAACCTGACGGCTCACCCTTCTCCCACGCTTCGTCGTGGTCGATGAACCCCAGAACTTCTACGGCACGGAACTCCGGTGCCACGGGGCGGACCACGAACAGGACCAGCCCCTTCTCCAACTGCCTGCGTCGCACCGCACCCGCGGTGCTGGTGCGGACACGCCGCACCTCAATGTTGTGCCCCACGTCGGCCATGCCTTTGTGTTCTGCGTGGTCGCTCTTGTGCCACACATGACCCGACCAGTACTGGTTGGTGAGTTTCGCTACGGCTAGTTCCCCCACGCAGGCTGCTACCTGAGCGGTGCGGTCATCCTCCATGCGTTTCTTGTCGTAGTGGGCGGCATCCCGCTTCCCCCAGTTCTCTATGAACCGGCGCGCCCCGACATGTGAGGCCCATTCGTACTCCCACGGTTCCAGTTCTACGAGGATCATGCGTCCACCCAATCGGTTGCTAGATGCTGTACCGGTCCTGCTGTTTCAATCCACACCCGCGCTCCACAATGATCCGGCGTCTGCGAATGAATGATTTCGCAGGGACCGTCAATCCTCACCCGTGTCAGGTGGGTTGACCCCTTGTAGGTTCGGTCGATAATGGCTGGTTCGCCTTTCTTGACCTTCTGCTGGTGGACATGGATGATGTGTTTCACAGTTTAGTTGCCTCCACATGGTATACGGCCCGGTCGTCCGGGTACGCGATCCCCGTCAGACCGTCAAGTGTTGCCTTTATCGCGTTGTCAATGTCGAACGTAAGAGAGGTCTTGGCGTCGGGCATCTCCTCTATCTCCACGGTCTGACACTCCGGGTGGTATGCGATACGCACGAGGACCGGTGTCTCAAACATCGGGCCGTCGTACGCCTCCGCTACTCGCCGTTCGTAGGCCAGCGTTTCAGCCGGGGTGTAGACACGCCCCCGCTTTGTCATGCGGGGGCGTTTCTTGGGCCGGGGTCGGCCTTCGACTATGAATGAATGCTCCTTCATCGTTGTTCGCTCCTTGTGGCGTCGTACGCTTTGGTCGCCAACTGTCTCAGTTGGTAGTCCTGATCGGCACGACCGGTGAACTTCCGGGTGTAGTGGTTGTCAAGGTCGATCAGCCAATCGACGGTGGTGTCGATGGGGTGCCCGTCGTGGGCAGCCATGCCTGCGAAGTGGAACAGCCACCCGTGGCGTCCGTGGCCTCGCCCTTGGTTGGGGGTGAACGTGTCGGTAGGTGGACCGTTCTCGTACATGTCTCTGAGATGGCCCCACATGCGCCCGTCGTCGCGGGAGCGACGAGGTGGGGTGAGGGGAGTGGGGGCGTCTGCTTTCTTCAGGGTCGCTGCGGCTTTGATGTCAGCGATCTTGGCTCGCTCCGCGTTGGATGCGTGGAGGAAATCTTCCAGCGACATGGGCTGCCCGTCTGCGTCAAGGATGACTTGACGGTCATGTCGTTTACGAGCGCCCCAGTAGGGGAGGCGTACGAAGTTGCCGGGTGGTCCCAGCAGCCATTCGCTTTTGGGGAAGGGGGAGTCGGTGGGTACCTCTGCTATTTCTTCGGCGGCTTGGAGGCAGCGTCGCATGTCGGTGGTGGGGCACCATGTTTCGGTGAACACCCAGACGTGCGCTCCTCCTGAGCGGGTGCGCTCCACCCATGAGGGGATGGTTTGGACTGCTAGGACGGTTTGGAGGCTGCTGGCGTAGTCCAGCACCTCGTCTTCGGTGCCTTGTCCTGCGTGGTTGTCGCTGCGGGCGTCGATGTCGATGCACCCCCATGAGCAGAGCCACAGGTCTTTACGCATCTCCGGGTAGGAGCGTTGGATCATCCCTTCCCGCTCTTGTTCGGTCCAGCCGCGGGGTCCGACGTGCTTGTTGGAGGGGTCGTACACCATGGGGTAGACGCCAAGGGCGATCTCCCCTAGGAGGTGGCGTCGGAAGTGGTTGAGGGTCAGGTCTTCCCAGATGGCGTGGGGGCGGTCACCGGATTCTCCCCATGCGTGGGGGAATCCGTGGAATGTCATGTGGAACCACGATGTCAGGTCAGTCATCGCCCAACTCCTGCTGGGTCCACGCCTCCTGCCATGGGTCCACCAGTGTGCCTGCTTCGGTGATGTCCATGCGGAGGTTGACTTTGCGCCCGTCGAACCGTTTGTTCTTGACGAGCGCCACGCCGAACGTGCTTTCCAACCGCTGCTTCTCTTCCGGTTCCAAGCCGGGTTCTTCGTGGGGGCGCCACACGGTAATCATAAAGTGCGCTAGGTCTTCGCCGCCGTAGCGTCCTGATTCGATGCCCAACGCTGCGCCTCGCGTGGCGGAGCCACGGGAGGCTTGGTGGATGACGATGGTGGCGGCGTCGTTTTTCATGCCGATGTGTTTGAGGGCACCGATTTTCGCTGGGTCGTCGCCCAGTTCGGGGCCGTAGAGTTGCGTGGCGAAGTCCCAGACGAACACGTCGGGTTTGCGCCCGTAGTTTTCTTCGCTCCATGTGCCCAGCATATGGTCGGCGGCGGACACCATGTCGGTGTCTTGCGCTCCCATGAGGCGTAGAGCGCCTTGGTAGCGGGCGAGGGTTCCCCGGTCGATGATCCGAAGGTTAGACAGTTCTGTCTGAGATTGGTGTCGGATGGCTGCGAGTATCTGCTCGTCGCCACGGCGCGCCCGTTCGTAAACGTCGCGGGGGTTCAGGTTGAGCCGGACGCTCAGGATCTTGGACAGGACCATCAGGTCAGGCTCGTCAGGTGACATCCACATGACGAGGCTGTTGGGGTTCTTGGCGACGGCGTTGACAATGAGGACGGTCTTCCCGGTGTGTGCCTTTCCGGCGACCACCATCATCTCGCGGGCTTTCAGCCCCCCGTCCATCGCTTCGTCAATCTCGTGGACGCCCAGCGACCACCGGTTAGAGGTGTCGGCGGCGTCGATTATCAGGCGTTCGGCTATCTCACTACAGGTAGGCAGGTCTGGCGTAGTGGGTACCCGGACCGACTCCGAAGGGGAGGTGTCGGAGTCGGCCCGGACCCGTTGTACGCGAGCCTGAGCCTCGTCGGCGCTCAGTCTCGCACCCATTTACGGCCGGACGTACGCTGGAGGGCGGACGAACGAATCGGGCAACTTGTCGAAGTCGATGGCGTGTTCTGCGAACCCGCCCAACGCCTGCGCCCAGTCACCGCTCAGGTTCCGCTCTGGCTTCACCTTCGCATGGGGGTATGTCTTTGAGTTGATGGCACGACCGTTCAGGTTCCCGTCTTCCTTCACCTTCTGGTTGCAGTAGAAGTTGGAGTCCATGGAGCCGAACGTGATACCGCTCATCCGCTCGTAGTTGATGGCGTTGGCGATGATCTCAAATCCATCCTGCCGAATCCACGGGGTCTTGGTCCGCGGGGCTTGCCCTGAGTCCGCCGTAGGAGGCGCTGGGGGCGCTGCCAGAGGCGGGGGTGGGGTAGGCATCACCTGAGTGCCCGGAAGGGCCTCTACGACGGTCTGCGTGGCAGCCGACGCCCAAGTGTTGCCGTTTATGATGATATGGAGATCGGCCCAGTTCGCTCGCACATCTTCATACGTGAAGATGCCCGCGCGTACCAGCGCCGCCATTACGTTCGCCGTCGCAGAGTTACAGTTCTGCGCGACGATTATCCTGTCCTTATTATCCATTTGCATCCTCCGATGCTGCTGTCTTGCCTTTACAAACGGACCAGCATGGTGCCCATTTCGCTGAACACCACCAGCCCGCATCATTCAGCGGCCAGACCGTCAGGTCCGACTGCTCTACGAAGCGGCACGCCGCTTCGATCTTTCGGCGCAGGAACAAGAA